ATGAGCATTATTCGACGCGGCAAAACCTATTACATCAAGCGCCGGGTGCCGGTGCGTTACGAGCGTGTCGAGGAGCGGCCCTGGTATGTGGCTTCCCTCAAAACAGATTCATTTCGGGAGGCTGAGGCGAAAGCCGCGGTCGTCTGGGAGAACTGCATTCAGGGATGGGAGGCCCGCCTTTCCGGTCGTTCGGATGATGCGCTGGCACGCTTCGAGGCCGCTCGCGACCTCGCCCAGACGAGGGGTTTTGCCTACCTTCCGGCAACTCAGGTTGCAAGACGCCCGCTCTCTGAACTTCTGGACCGGGTGGAGGCAATTCCTGACGCAGGCGACCCGCGCGCGATGCGGGTTGATGCCTCCGCTATGCTCGGTCTCGCGAAGACCCCGCAGCTCAGCATTTCAAAGGCGCTGGAGATTTACTGGGGGCTTGCTGAAGAGCGGGTCCACGGGAAAGACCCGAACCAGATGCGGATCTGGCGCAACCAGCGCAAGCGCGCGGTCGCGAACTTCCTGGAAGTCATCGGCGATCTGGCCATCGATCAGATCAATCGGGATAACATGCTCGATTATCGCCAATGGTGGTGGGAGAGGATCCGCGACGAAGGCCTGACGGCCAACAGCGCAAATAAGGATATCTCCACGCTGGTCAGCATCCTTCGCACCGTGAATGAAATGAAGCGCCTGAAGCTCGATCTTCCCTTCGAGCGCCTGGCGTTCGCAGAGGGAGAGCAGAATACGCGCCTGCCTTTCAGCGATGAATGGATCCTCGATCATATTCTCCGGAAGGGCGCGCTGAACGGAATGAATGACCAGGCGCGCGGTATCCTGCTGGTGATGATCAACACCGGATGCCGCCCCGCCGAGATTGCAGGCCTGCTGCCTCAGCACATTCATCTTGATCACGATGTCCCACACATATCCATCGAGCCGGAAGGGCGTCAGCTCAAAACGCCACATTCACGGCGAAAGTTGCCGCTGGTCGGGGTTAGCCTGAAAGGCCTGAAGGAACACCCCGAGGGGTTTCCGCGCTATCGCGCCAATGGCTCACTAAGCGCGACCATAAACAAATTCATGCGGGAAAACGGTCTGATGCAGTCCGATGAACACAGCATGTACGGACTGAGGCACAGCTTTGAGGATCGATTGCTGGCTGCGGGCGTGGATGAGCGCATCCGGGCTGACCTCATGGGGCACAAATTGAAGCGCGAACGATACGGTGCGGGGGCCTCTCTTGAGATGTCGGCCGGTATTCTTCAGTCAGTGGCGTTCTGAGTGGCAAGAAGCCGCCGAGCAGCTGAAACAGGATCATTGGCCTGCATTGCTTCGGCGGCACGCAGTTCCCTGTCGAGGCGCTCAAAGATTACCAGCGCCGCCCGATCATCCATTGCAATGACTGCCACCTTGGCATGAGCGCGGCGCAAGCGCTCGATGCAAATGCCCTGATAGAGGAAGGGCCTGCCCATTAAGCCGCCTCCTCCCTCACAATCAGATGGGCGCAGTTAGCCCTGACCAGCGCCTCGGCCAGCGGCGGGCAGACACTGTTGCCGCAGCATGAGACCTGCACGTCCTTCGGAAAGGGCCGGAAGGTCGGATTGTCGCCGTCCAGCCCCTCCCAGACCCCCTCGATCACATAGTGATCCGGGAAGCCCTGCGCGCGGAACAACTCGCGCGGGGTCAGCATCCGCATCCCGACATCGACGATCACAAACTCGGCGCCGTCGATCGAGAGCGTGACGAATTCCCGATCATCCCAGAGGCCGTATTCGCGCAGCAGATCGGCGACGGCCCGGGCCTTCGGCTCATGCTCAGGACCGAAGGGCGGGGCGGCCAGATCCGCCTGCATATGGGCCAGCCGGTCCTTGACCGTGATCGTATGCGCCGGCTCATCCATGCGGGCGCCGTCGCCGGTGCCGTAGTATTTGGCGAACCATGCGGTGGTGAGGTTCTGGTGGCTGCCGCTCGCGCAGATGGTGGAAAGAGGATCCCCGGCGGGTCGGCCGGGGTTGACGCCGCCGATCCGACGGCTGTCGTTGTTCTGCTGGGCGAGGAACGCGGCCACGGGCGCGTGTTTCACGCCGCCCGCGACAACGGTGCCGAGCGGCTTGCCGATATCGAGGGCGCGGGCCTCCTGGCCGGGACGCTCGCCATAGCCGGTCTGGATCATGCTGGCGGCGATCAGGGCGCTGTGGTTTCCTTCGGCCAGCACGGTCGGGTGCGGCCTGTCGATCGGTGCCATGCGCCGCGACGATCCCTTGAGGCTCAGAAGATGCGGCGCAACCAGCGCGTGCTGGATCCCTCCCACGGTAACGGTGCCGAGGGCTTCCTCAAGCGAGTATTCCCGCCGTCCTCCGCTGTAGCCGTGGGCGAGGCTGGCGAGACAGGGGGCAATCAGGCCGAGCGGCGCGGCGCCACCGGGCTTCTTGATCCAGCTGTTCGCGGTGACCGTCGCCAGCGGGTCGCGCAGATCCTGTCGGGTTGCGCCGCCGTTGAACCGGGTGATGCTCGGGGCGATCAGGGCGTGGCGGTTTTCGACTGTGACAGTGCGCAGCGGGTCCGCCAACTCGGCCCCGCGCACGCCGCGCCCTTCGCCATGGCCGTAATAGGTGGCCAGCGCCGGTGTGATGACGCAGGCGTCGGCTTTGGTCGTGATCGTGGCAAAGGGTTCGTCGCCACCGCGCGGGCGGCTCTGACCGGCGCGGCCGCCGCAGCCGACGATGCTGGGCACCACCAGCGCCTTCTCGCCGCGGTGAGCGCCGGTGATCGTGCGGATGGGTTCGGCCAGATCCTCTTCCCGGCCACCGTGGGTCAGGTTGACGATGAAGGGCCGCTCGGCCTCCAGCACATAGCGGGCGATGCCGCGCGCGATCCGGTGCAGCGTGTTCGGCTTCAGCGGCCGCTGCGCGCGCAGGCCGTGCTTATCGAGGATTTCGGCCCGGCTGTCGAAGATGGAGGGGCAGGGCTCGCGCCAGTCGATGCACTCGGCCGCGCTGCGCCATGGCAGCAACTTGCCCTTCCTGACCGCAGGGCTTTTCGGATCGCCATGGGTGGGCTTCGGCCAACTGATCGGCTGGCCGTCGCGGCGCGCGACCAGAAACCACCGCTTGCGGATGGTAGGAGCGCCGTAGTCGCAGGCGCGCAGCTCGCGCCACTGGACGCGGTATCCGGCCTTCCGCAGCCGCTTCAACCAGAGTTCAAAGGTCACCCCGGCCAGCTCTTTGATCGGCTGGCCGTCCTCGCCGAGCGGACCCCATGTCACGAATTCCTCGACGTTCTCCATCAGGATCACGTCGGGTTTCACGTGCTCGGCCCATTTGACCACGATCCATGCGAGATCCCGGATATTCCGGTCGCGTGGGGCGCCGCCCTTGGCTTTGGAGAAATGCTTGCAGTCGGGCGAGGCCCAGAGCAGCCCGACCTTGCGTCCCTTCGCCACCTCGGCCGGTTCGACATCCCAGATGTTGCTGTCCAGATGCAGGGTCTCGGGATGGTTGGCGGCGTGCAGCGCGAGGGCGGCGGCGCTGTGGTTGATCGCGACATCGGGCGAGCGGCCGAGGGCCAGCTCGATCCCGGTCGAGGCGCCACCGCCGCCGGCGAAGCTGTCGATGATCATGGGGAAATCAAGCATCGGAGCCTCCCGATTCCTTCAGGTTCTTCCGCCAGTCGAAAAAGTTGAGCGCGCCCTTGACCGGGATGAATTCGACCGGGCGGACGTTGGCGAGGACGATCCCGAAGGGGCCGAAGAACCACGGGCTGGGGTGCGACCGGACGCAATCCACGATCTCGGCCGTGCCGATGATGCCGCCGCGCGGCAGATTGGCGGGTTCGGGGAGCATGAGATCAAGGTCGTCGGTGATGAAGTCGAATGCTCGCCACCACTCGGCCTGCGTCATACCTTTGGCTGCATGGATGCAGATCGGGCCGCGCTTAAGTGTTTCCCATGTGCGGTTTTCGACAGGCTTGCCCAGATGGATGATGGCATAGGCCCAAGGCTGGCGGATCGACAGGGCGAGGAGCGGCAGGCCGGGAAAAGGGTCAGCCATCGGCCTTCTCCCCCTCGATCAGGCGCGGATCGCTGACCGGCTTCGCTGCACCTTCCAGCGTCTTGATCGCCTGCATGTAGAACCGCACGCCGTTGAAGATCTGCTTGGCGAGGGCGGCCCGGGCGAGGGCTTCGGCGGGGCTGATCCTTCCGGCGCGTTGCTCGGTCAGATCATGCGCGAGGCCGGTGATCACGTCGCGCAGGCCGAGGCTGTCGGCAACCGGGGTGGACACATAATCACGCTCAGCCATAGAGAGGCCCCATGTTTTGCGAGGCGCGATAAGCCTCGATCTGCAACATTTCGGCCAGCGCGCCGATCTGCTTCGCCAGGCGCTGGTCGGGGTTTCGGACGTAATAGCTCCCGGTGCGCAGGGTCTGATCCTGTTCGCAGCTCCAGCAGATGGGCGGTATGTCCATATGATCCCGCGACTGCCAGGGGGGAGGCCGCTCTTGCAGGCAGATCGCGCAGGTGAAGGGGGCAGGCCGGGGCGGATAGATCGCCATCATGCGGCCCTCCTGATCCGGGCGAGGCCGCAGAAATCGCGAAAGTCCAGCTCCAGGCTATCGCTCGCGCGCAGAAAAGCCTCGTAGAAGGCTTTCCCGCGAGAGCGGGCGATGATGGTCATTTCGAAGCCGATCAGGCTGACCGTCCACGCGCGGTGCGGATCCCTGATCGTGCGCAGGTGGTCGCGCAACGCGGCCCGGCCGGCGTCATTGACCGAGAAATACCGCATCCCGGTGAAGGCGCCGCAATCGTCCCAATGGCCCGAGGCTTGAAACGCCTCGATCCGCCTTGGGCAATCGGTCGCGAAATAGTTGCGGTAGGTTTCCCGCATCGGGTCGAAGGGGCGGCCCAGGGCATGGTCGATATGGTCCATGGCCTTGTTGCGCAGGTAGCGGTTGATGCTTGGGTTCTCAGCCATTGGCGATCCTCATCAGCGTATCGGCGTGGCAGGGAGAGCCGGGCCGGCACCAGCAGGCGAAATTGCAGCCCCGGAAGCGGGGCAGCATGTCCAGCACGAGGCTGCGCAGATCGGTCAGGCTGTCGCGGATCAGATACTCGCCCGATGGCGACAGGTTCTCGGGCATCAGGATCGTGCCGTCGCGCAGCCAGGTCGCGTGCGCGGTCACCGCGTCCACCACTGTCATGGCCTTCGGCATCGGCGACCAGATCGACCAGATCGATCGGCCCGGGCTGCTTCTGGTCAGCAGATGGAGCTTGCCGGGTTCCCCCGCGGCCCAGGGGTTCCCGAGGGCCGTCGCTCGATCGCAACGCACGGCACCCGGCGGCATCCGCCAGCCGCGGGCACGCGAGAGCTGGAGGCGGGCAGGGTCAGCCATCAGCGGCATCCGGCTTCGGCAGACGGGACTGGTTGGACAGACGGATATCGCGCCGGATTTCGATCTCGTATCCGCCGCGACGGCCCGCGCCGCGGCGGATGCTCCAACTGACCCCGTTCAACGGCTTTCCATCGGCGCCGGTCCAGCCAGCCTGTTCGAGTGCATCGGTTACGAGACGGACTTTCAGATCGTCCTCGGCGATGCTGCCGCGGTGCATGACGATATTGGGGTCAATCAGATATCGGCGGGGGTCAGACATCAGATCTCTCCCGCCAGAACGCGCCGATCATGTTCGGCCTGCCGGTCCTTCGCGCTGTCGAAAAACAGGGCAGCGTTTTCATTCAGCACCCTGACGATGCGCTGCATCGTCTCATCGGGGTCCGACCACATTTCGGGCGGCATAATCAGCAGCGGAGCGCGCAGGCTGTAGCTGGTTTTGCCGTCCTTGTTTTTCCTAGGCTTGTCGCCGCAGACGATGGCCTGCGCCCCGCGCTTCGGGATGGTGCAGGCCGTGGACTCGACGGTGAAATAATCGCGGTCAAACATCACTCGATCCCCCGCGTGATCGGGTGCCGGGGCAGCACGTTGTCGAGGACGGCGTTCGCATCGACCACGCTCAACCCAAGATTGGCGGCGCGGCGCATCAGGCCCGCCCTGTCGTCATCGTTCAGGCGGCCGCCGGGCGTGGCGCGTTTCGCGGCCGAGACGATCTGGGCGAAGGTGGGATGTTGCGTCATGTCGGGGTCCTCGTTGGTGGCGCTCGGGATGCCGGCCCGCGCGGGGCCGGTCACCGGAGCGTCAGGGCCGCGCGAGTTTCGCGGCGAGCCAGACCAGGCCCACGGTCAGACCGTCGATGATCAGGTCGACCATCGACGGGGTGAAGAACCTCAGCCCGGCCAGCGTCAGGGCCGCGCTGGTGGTCCATTGCAGGGCGTGGGTGCGCAGCCAGGCCATGGGTCAGCCGAGATAGCGGTCGACGGACAGGCCGACGATCTGGCCGATGTCGTTGAGGGCCTTGCGCTCTTTGTCGCCAATTTCGCCATCAGCCATCGCGACATCGATCGCGATCACCAGCAGCATTTCCAGATCGTCGGCCGTCGATTTCGCCTTCGCTTCCTCGACCTCACGCTTGAGCCCGAGGCGACCGGAGAGGCCGGATTTCGCCCGCTTCGCCTGCTTGTCGAAGGCGGTTTCGATCTGGGTGCCGCTGAACGCAACCGAAAGGGTTTCGTGGTTCAGCAGGCGGTCGAGCGCGATGGTTGCCTCATCATCGGACAGATCGCCATCGGCGGCGCCGACCATGACGCAGGCGGCGCAGATGCCTTCCAGCAGATCGGTCTTGCCGTTCAGACGGGCGGCGCTGCCGGACAGCTTCTCTTTGAGACGTGCAAACACAGGACTTTCCTTTCAGGATTGAGCCGCGGCGCGGCGGGGGGGGGATAAAAACCCCGGTGGCAAGTCGGGACAGGTGCGCCACCGGGGGAAGTCGGCGCGGGGCAAAAGGCAGCCGCGCACCGGCGAAAGGGTCAGCCTTCGCGGCCGATGAACACCGGCAGGCCGGTTTCCTCGGATGCCGTGTAGGCGATTTCGGTGAAGTGGGCGCGGCGGTGGTATTCGACCCGGTGCCATTCCAGCCTGAACTGAACCGCACCACTGGCGGCACGCCAGCGGAAGCGCGCCTCTATATCCGAGGGCTGTTCGCCGTTGTAGAACGGGATCCGCAGCGTGATCTTCTGCGGGACGATCACGTCATGGGTCGCCCGGCTGTCGCTCTCGAAGAAGATCTTCCGGTCGCCGTTGTCGAGCCGGGTCGAGGATTTGTAGGTCTGGCCGACCGTCGCCTCGAAGTCGCGGCTGATCTCGATCAGGGTTGCGGGGTCGGGCAGATGCACGTCGCAGGAATTCTCTTCCAGGAAGCGCGCGAAGGTCTCCTGATCGTGGAAACCCTTCTGCACGAACGCATCCCACCGCATGAACTCCTCGGACGGGCGCAGCTTCAGGGTGGCGCTGTGTTCGTTCGGCCCGGTGCGCAGAGCCTGATCGCTGTCCTGATTGTGGTGGTGCCAGTCGAGCCGGGCCGAGATCGTCAGCGCGTCGTAGTCGGCGATGATGATCGACCGGCTGTCCGAATAACGGTTGGCATAGGCCGAGAGTGAGGCGCGATCGTCGACGGTGACGCGCTGGCGGGGGAACGGATCGAGGCGCGCATCGTCCTCCAGTTCGCGCAGGGTGAATTCTTTCGGCAGGGTGGCATATTTCCTGCCGTCCGGGCCTTCGAGGATCGGATCGGCGAGGCGCGCGCCCCGCAGGATGGTTTCCAGCGTCTCGCCGGGGTTCCTGATGTCAAAGCCGGTCTGGATCGTCAGCTCGGCCAGCGGCTCTGCGGTGGGGTTTTCGGGTGCCATAGGGGTCTCCTGTCTGGCGAGGGGGGGGGTCAGGCATCCATCGAGCGGCGGCGCTCGATCTCGTCCTCAATGTCCATCTGCCGCGGGTCGCGCCGCGTCAGCCGGTTGTCGTCGCTGACGAAATAGATCCCGGTGCCGAGCGCGCGGGCGGGCTTCTTGATCGTCAGGTTCGGGGTGATTTCGATCTGGCCGGCCTTGTTGACCTTGAAGTCAAAGGTCAGCGAGAGTTTCCCCCCCGCGCCGGTTTGGCCGATCGCCTCCATCAGCTCGTTGAGCTTCTGGTTCCCCTCGTCCAGCAACTCGCCGCGGCGGAAGCTCTGGATGAATTCGGGGAAATTGAGTTCGTTCCGGGGCGCGGCCATGATCAGCCCCTCGCCTCGATGGCGGCGCGGACGAGGCAGTCCTTCGCCTCCAGCAGCTTGCGCAAGCCCGCGGTCTTCTCGGCGCCTTCGGGCAGGAGCCTGTCGAGTTCCTGCGCCAGTTCGCCGACCGGGCGGCTGACCGCTTGCAGGTCGGGCGGCAAGTGCCCGTATTCAAACCATTTCAGAAGACGGTTCATGTCCGGTCCTTTCAGCAGCAGCCCGGCGGCAGGCCGGGCGAGGTGAGATTGAGAAGGGTGATCAGCACCGCCCGGCCGCCGATTACGGCGAGGGTGGACAGCAGCAGGATCAGCGCCGCGGCGGTGCCCAGATCGAGCGCGGCTGCGATGGTCATGCGGCGGCGGTGCCGGCGCAGGGGTTCGGACCAGGAGGCGCGCGGCATCATGCGGCGTCTCCGGTCCCGGTCGGGGCAACGGCGCCGCCGCTTGCGTCGGGCGAGAGGGTGCCGTGCAGCTCCTGCAACAGACGGTCCTGATGCTCCGGCGGCACCTCGACGATGCCACGCACCCTCGGACCCATGCCCGAGGTGGTTTTGATCCGCAGATGGCCGCCATGGTGCACGGTGTCGGGGCGGTCGGGGCTGGTGTTCGGGGTCCAGCGGCCGAGGGCTGAGACGGTTTCGAAATACCAGAGCCTCATGCCGCCGACCCTCCCGGGGCCGTGAATGGATCGAGCGGCGGCCAGCAGGGGCGTGCCGGTTGAGGGAACGGGATCACATTGCGCCGCGGCGCCTCGGCTGATTTCAGGATGTGGCGGGCAATCCGCTCATTCAGCGCGCGATGCGCGGGCGAGATCGTCAGGTCGGGCCGCGCCAGCGTGCGCCGGGCGTGCTCGATCTGGTCGGGGCGATAGTCGGGCACGAGAGCCTCCATCGGGGTTGAGAAAACCCGGGCCGCAGCTAGAGTGCTGCGGAGGTTCAGGGCAAAAGGGCGGCGAAATGTCTGAAGGCGTGGATATCGGTAAACTCATGGCGGCCTATGTCGCGGCGCGGAGCGCCTTCTCTGAGGCCGACAGTGCGGCAGACGCTCTCCACGACCGGCTGGCTGCGGCCGTAAAAGGCGTATCTCACAGCCGGAATCACCGGGCCTACGGCGGTGTCGCCCGGACTTTTGACGCGGGCACCGTGCCGCAATGGGCTGCTGCTATTCCGACGGCCGACGAGGTTATCGCCATTGGCAGCAGGTGGAGAGAGGCGCGGGCAAAGGTCCGGGCTGCCTTCAACGCGCTGCCGGTTGACGTGCGAGGGCACGTCAAGGCTCTTCCGAGTGGCGCCGATGCTCCGCATGCGTGACGCCTAGCCCGCGGCGGGCGGTGCGTCTGCGGCGCTCAGTGCCTCGACATTCCACCATTTTTCGACCGCGCGGCCATTGGCTGCGCGGTAGCGCACGAGGCATTGCGTCGAACTCGTGAGGTAGATCGCATGTCCGATCACCTGGCCGGTCTCGCCGGAGCAGGTGATCGAGACGTGCTCGCCAAGGGTGAAATTGGGGGTGGTCAAGGGTGCCTCCATCGGGTTGCGATGCCAGCCCCGCGATTTGTCCGGATTGGGCGTCTTCAGCGGGGGTGGTGGGGAGGCATAATATCGGTAATAAAACCGAAGTCAACAGAATGCGGTAATAAAACCGATTATCGTTGCGATGTTCGCTGGTCTCGTGGCAGAATCACCCGGCCGGCGCTGTTGCCGGGGAACAGCAAAAAGCCCGCCGGAGCGGGCTGGGGAGGGGTGATGGGTGATAAAAAAACTGAGCGCGCAGTTTTCTGGGCAATGCTGTTTGTCGTCGTCAGCCTCGGCCTGTCGTTGTGGGTGCTGTCAGGTGGTTTGAGATAGCCCGACAGGCAATCATCAGAATCAGCAGTGCCATGTGCGTCGCAGCGAGCCAGATGAATATGTTTGCCGTACCATCGGGCGACAGGTTCAGGCGAGACAGCAATATAAATATGATCAACCCGCCATAAGACACAATTTGTGATATCCGCTCATGGGGCCTGGCTTGAGGGCGATATCGAGTATCTTTTTGCAGTTCTCGGGTGATGTGATCGCAGCGTTTAGGAACGCACCACCAGCCATTGCGTAAGATGCAATCAGAACCGTAGCTATAATTTCAAGGATGCTCATTCTTCTCCCCTCAATTTCCCCCGCGCCGCCGACACCATGTTTATGGCTTGGTGATCTGGTTTTCGGCGATGGCATGCAGTAAATCGTTGTTGTCGAACATCACGAAAATGGGTCCGAACACGCCGATGCTCGCCACCGGGCCGCCGATGGCGAGCGCCAGAGCGACGGTCGGCGACAGCATATCCAGCCCCCAGCCCAGAACTCCCGCAGCCGCGCTGCCCGCAAACAGCAAGGCGAAGACGAGGGCGGTCGCCGCCTTGTAGACTTCGATAATCAATGTTTTTCTAGGCTTTTGGGCCATTACTTTTCCTCCTGCATACTGAACCTGTGGCAGGTTTCATAAATCCAGCATCGTTCGATGCACCCTGCCAACTACCAAAGCTGGTCCGACGAACTTGGGTGGGTCAATGGGTAGGTAGGATCGGGGCTGAAATGGCGGATCCGCTTTGGGGTCATACGCTTTGTAGGTCGCTTCTCCTGTTGCTTCATCGGCGACGACGTAGCACTTACCTGAAACTAGGCCTCTGTCGTTCATATTAACAATAATGACGGAATCGTGCGGGCTGATCTTGTTCATGGAATTTCCATCAACCCTGAGGGCTATCCACCTTCCAGGGGGTAAGTCGGCCACATAAATCCGCGGGAAGTTCTCAAAATCGATAATTCCGTCTTGTTCAGCCAGTTGTCCGGCGCTGACCCAAGAGATCAAGGGGACGGGGTCGACACCGGGCACCGGGAGCGCGCGTGGGTCGCCTTCGCCGGCGATCAGCCATTCGGCGCTGACTCCCATGGCGTGAGCAACCTGCTCGACCTTGAGCGCTGTCGCTCCGATCCTCTGCCCCGCATCTCTTGAGCGGATCCAGTTTCGAATGGTGTCTGGGGAACCCGTCGCCCTCTTCCCGAGTGACGAAACGGTCACCATGTCGCCTGATCCTCGCCGGTCGGCGATCCATGCTTCGATGCGAGCAAGAATTGCGAGCATATCCATGCGGTTTTTCTACCGAACCGGGTGAGAACAGCCATCGGTAAGATCACCGTTGACATGTCGGTAATATAACCGATATTGGGCGGCATGTGCTCTATTGATCACCTCATCTTTGTGGCGGATGCCTACAAGGCTGCCACTGGCGTCACCGAAGACAAGACTGTTTCGCATCGGGTGTTCGGTGATGCGAAGAAGCTGAGGGCTCTTCGGATAGGCGCGGATATCACCACCCGGAGGTTGTGGTCCGCACTTTTGTGGTTTTCGGAAAATTGGCCCGAGGGTCATAGCAAGCCCCGAATTCTCAACGAGAAGGATGTTCTTTTTGGTGTGTCCTCCCCCGACGAACAGGACGCCGCATGATGCCGTCCTTCCTGACCCTCTCACCGGAGAATGCACATGGATGCCGACCTGCTGCCGCTGGTTCTGCTGGCGATTTCGGCGGTGTCCGCCGTCGTGTCGATCATCGCGGCGCTGATCGCGCACATCGCGATGTCCCGCAGGAAGCGCGAAGAGCGGGAGGCGTTTCAGGCCGCCGCCAAACGGCGGCGCCGTCGGTCGCCGTAGCAATTCGGAACGCTCGTTTTCCATGGCCCGACCCTCGCACGGGCGCGGCCGCGCACCAAGGAAACAAGGTTTCCGTGGCCGACAGGAGGTTTTCGCATGCCCTCGCCTGACTATCCCAAACTGACCCTTGCCCAGGCGATCATCAAAGCCATCGCCGAGCATACCGGGCGTAACGTCCGCGGAGCCGAGGTCTATGCGTTCAGCGATTACGTCTCGGTCACCGCTGCGCTTGAAGAGGATGGATCCGTCAATGTGGAGTTTTCAGACCCGCTCGCTCCCGGCCCGGAGTTGCCGGCATGAGGACGGGCTCAAAGCTCCAGATCGGGCTGGTTCGGGTCTCCATGCCCGTCGTGGAGATCGCTGGTGCCGGGCGCACGCGGCTTGTCGCCAAGGATTTCGGAGATTTCGAGAGGGTGGACGCCCAGCATTGCTGCGATGCGGTGCTGGGGCAGGCCGAGGCGGGCGTATTTGAACACAGTGTCGGTTTGTGCGCCTGCCTCGATTTTGCTCCGTTTGATCGGGACGCGGTTGAGCTCGACCCCTGTATCCTCATCAAAAAACGTGGCCTCGCGGCCCCCGAACATGGGCATTGCAATTTCCTTTCTTGCGATGGCCATGCGCGGCGGGAGGGATTCCGCCCCTCTCGCCGCAACCAATCGCGGTTGTCTGGCCTGCCCCGGGCAAGCCGGGCCTCTGGCTCCCTGTCCACGCTGAGAATAGCGGTGATTCATGTCAAGTTGACGGGGCGCGCTCCGGTTGCGGAGGCGTGCCATGTCTGACCGCATGATGATCCGCGCACTGATGCAGGGGCTGGTCGATAAGGTCGGCGGCGTCGATGCCGCAGCCGCGCTGATCGGCGCCCGGCTTGGGACCGAAGTGTCCAAAGGATCGATCTCGAAGCGTAACAGCGGGCAACTGAGCTGGCCGCTGGATGAGATCATGGCGCTTGAGGATGCCGCCGGCGATCCCTGCGTGCGCCGCTGGCTCGCCCGGTCTCTGCCCGAGATCGCCCAGGGCCACAATCTGATGCAGGCTGCGGCCGAGGCGGTGCGCGAAAGCGGCGAGGCCGTCAGCGCCGCGATGGATTACGCCTCGGGGCGCGGCTGCCGCTCGACGGCGCGCAAGGAAGCGCAGGAGGCGCTGACCGCGGTCAAGGGCCTCGCCTCGTTGCTGGAGGCGGACGATGGCTGAGAGCAGAAACCATCCGCCTCCAGCGAAAGGTTCAAAGCAGGATCATCTGCCCGTCGCTCACGCGCGCCTCCCGGATGGCCTTACTGACCAGAAAGGGATGGGCGCCGAGCTGGTGGGCGATTTCGTGGATCAACTCACCTTCTTCACGCCGTCGACGTGCCCACTGCTCTTCTCCGGGGCCGAGATACTTGCGCCGGATCGTGATAGGATTAATCAGCACCCCGTCGAAGGTATGCAGATTCGTGGCCATAGGAATCTTCCTTTCCTGGCTGCGAGTGGATCGAGAGCTGGAATCTCGCGATCCACAGTTGGAGCTGCATTTGCGAACGGCGCAGCTTTGACCGGGGCGGGCATTTCTCAGGTGCCCGCCTCAATCCCTAAGTGGGAAAATTCCCAGTGTGCAAGAAGGAATAAGGTTCCGCACAACCTTGTGGGATGCGTGGGTGTTTTGTGGAAACTGGAACAACCTTACACAAGATATTGTGCCAAGCATGTGGGTGCGCACCGTCCTGATGGTCAAGAAGTTCCTTTCCCTCAGGCTTTTCCACGGGGTTTTCCCATAACCGCCGCGCTGGAAGTGCCGAAAAAAATTCCTTGACGCAGAGTAAACTGGAGAGAGCGCAATGACCCGGCGCTTCAGTCTCCTTCCAGCCGCGCGGGCCGGCCGGCTTACGCCCGAGCAAGCGGCGATTCTCGATCTGCAATCCGATCTGGCGGATCTGCGCGCCTGGCAACGGCAGGTCGAAGCCGATCGGGATCTGGCCGCCCCTCTCCCTGTGTTCCGAAGCTGCCGCTCGCGCAGCGTCGTTCTCTTTTTCAGCCGGAGGGTCGCATGACGAAGACGGTTGATTTCCGGGCTGATCTGGTGCCGTTCCACCGGGCGGTGGCCGAGATCATACAGTTGGCGCGCCAGCTCGGCCAACCGGGGCGCGAGGTGCTGGAGGCATTCTATAAGGCCCACGGGGTCAGCGGCTTTCATGTCGCAGGCCAGACAGTGCTGGTCGATGGTGTCGTCACCGTGCTGCGCGAACCGTCGCCCGCCGCCAAAGCTCTGCTGGAAGACCTGCGCCGCCGCGTGGGCGAGAGGGGGGCGGCATGACCGCCGCCAGCACCAAATCCCTGTTCCGTGCCACGAAGCCGAAGCCTGCCGCTGCGCAGGCGATGCTGGCTGATCTGCCGGTGGTGGTGCCCACTGACACCCGCGATCCGCTGGACTATGACCCGACGCCGCCGGATGCGACGGCGGCTTTTCTGGCAGTCGAGATCGACCACATCCGCGCGCATGGCGATCTGGTCTGGGAAACGGCGGTCGGGGCCGGGCACATTGCCCGGGTTCTGCTGGATCATGGGTTCGGTGTGGTGGGCTCGGACGTGGTGGACCGAGGCTGGCCCGGTCTCACGCTGCGCAGCTTCTACGATTTCAGGGCGGCCGCGGCTCCGATCCAGATCACCAATCCGCCCTATGGCGAGATCAACGCGCGCGACGGCCACGGCCGCTGGCTGCGCCAGGCGCTCGGCCTGCGCCCGGGTTATCTGGCGCTGTTGCTGAACGCGGATTGGGCTGCTGCGCGGATCAACGGGTTTGATGACCTGTTCAGCAGCTTCACGCCCTCGGTCGAATATCTGTGCTGCTGGAAGATCGACTTCCGGGGCGGCGGATCGCCGCCGCAGCGCAACAGCTGGTTTGTCTGGGATCTGAACCGCCCGCCCGTCGGGCCGAACGCCTGGCTGCGGCGGCGCCTCTATCGCGACGTGCCGGACAGCCGGCAGGGGGAGCTTTTCGCATGACCGAATATCTCACCCGCGAGATTGCCGCCGAACGCGCCGGGCGCTCGCTGACCAACCTCGAAGCCGCCATGTTGCAGTTCGTCGGCCTCGGCCGGGCCGGCCAGCCGCGCCTGACCGTCGATCATCAGTCGTTTGATCTGGACAATGATGGCCGGCCCTGGAGGCGCGAGCGGGCAGAATGGTATTGCGCGATGCTGGCAATCGCGCTCGCGCGGATGGTTTCGCGCGCACCGCATCCGGTCGCCGATCTGTCCGCCCTCACGGGATCGCCGGAGGCCGAGCTGGATAGGTTGCAGCACGAGGCACAAATCGCGGGTCTCGGGCGGCCGGTGACCGATCTGGTCTATCGCCTCAATGCTGCCATCACCGCCCTCCGCTCCCGACCTGTCGGGAAGGTGTGGCAACCCATCGACACGATGCTGGATCGGCGGCGCGTGCTGCTGTGGTGGCAGCCGCTGTCCTGCGCCATCATCGGCACGGTCGAGGATGGCACTCTGCGCCGTGGTGACGGCGGCACAACCCAAAATGAGATCGCGAATTGGGGCCGGTTTTTCCCGTTCTGGCACCCGCTGCCCGATGGGCCGGAGGGCGTGCCGTGACCATCCGCCCGATCATCGGCAAGGGCGTCAATCGCGCCACAGCGGTCTGTGACGGCTGCGCCCGCGAGGAAACCATCACCTGCGATTACGAGCGGTCGGCGAGTGGCGCCTGGCTCCCGAACGAGGGCCAGATCACCCGCAAGCTCTGCGCCCATGGCTGGGCCGTGGTGCGCGGGAAGCTGCATTGCCCCGCCTGCGAGGCGCAGCGGAAGGCTGCCGCGTCCGCGAAACCCGATCAGAAGGAGAAAGTCCCCATGGCTGTGAAGGAGGCCCCGGCCGCGCCGCTGCGCGAACCGGACAAGGCGATGCGCATCGATATCTTCGTCGCGATCTCGTCCTGCTACGATCTGGCTGCGCAGCGCTATCGCAGCGATGCCACGGATCGGTCGGTGGCCGAGGTCGTGGGGGGGGGGCTGCATGCCGGG